GCTTTTAAATTGGGATAAATCTAATGCTATTCTTGCCATTGAGTAATTATTTTTTTTTAAAATTATTTATGTATTATTTAACACATAATTTATTTTATATATCTAAATTTTTTTTTACGTTTTTAACTATGCATGCCTGAAATTGTGTTATTTCTGTTTTTTTGACCCTCTTCAAATATATTTTTTAATTGTGCCTCTTCTGAAAATACTTCACTATGTATTATATTAAACATTTCATCTGAAATTTCATTTTTATCAAATGGCTCTTCTAATATTTTCATAGCTAATTCTTTTTGTATATTAACTGGCATTTGATCTAAAAAATCATATAACCAATCTAAATACTCCTCTTCAGAATAAAGTCTAGATAAATTTAAAGTAGTCATAACTGAATCGTCATGTTTAGCTACACCTTTCCATGAATTTTTTACTTTACCAAATGCTGCAAATTCACTATATGTATCTGAATCACTGGGAATAATTGTATAATTTTCAATTAATTTTTTGCCAAGCTTACAAAAATAATCCTTATCTGATCTAGTTTTATAACCTATTTTTTTTCTCGGATTATCATCTCCTGGTATTGGTACTGTATGATAACTTTTCATCATAATATCTTCATAATAATCCTCATGGTCAGAAAACTCTTTAAGAAATGCCTTGCCATTAAAATTCATTTCTGTTACTAATTTACATATATCTGTACCAAATTGATCGAACACAATGGCTTTATTTATATTAGCCATAACATTTTCATCATTAATATTATCCCGATATATACCAACTTGTCTTAACCTAAATAAATTATTTATAGTATGTTCGTCTTTTCTTAATTTTCTTAATTTAGCTAAAGATTTAAGTTCAACTTTAAATATTGTTGTAACATTATAATCATTATCTTTCTTTTCTTTCTCTTCTTTGCCCTCAGCAATATCATTAGATAAAACAAATCTATTAGTTAAAATATTAAAATCTTTATTTGGGTCAAAATTAGGATCCCATAATAACTTATTCCGATATAAAATTTCATCTAATTCAGTTTTTTCTAATTCAACATAAACATATGGTTTTTCTAATTTTTTTAGCCAAGTTAATTGAGAACCACCTAATAATAAATTAGACTTTCTATCAAATGACAATTCAAATTCTTGTGCAAATTCGTCTTCACCAAAATCTTTTTTCATTTGTTCTGCCCATTCGTCGTCATGCCCGGGTACTTCCCAATAATCTACCCGCTTAAATCCAAAGCTATTTTCTTTTTTATTAGCTTTATCCCATAACTCATAAAATAAATTGTCCATTCCATTGGGGGTAGATGAAATAATACATTGTGAAATAAGAGATGATGACAGGGTTGGATAAACTGAACGCCAAAATGAGCGTGCAATATTACTTTGAATATGAGCAAACTCATCCATATATAGGACATGAATTGTAAAACCGATAGATGCTGTTTTAGTAGTAGCTTGAGAAACCAATTTACAACCATTATCTAAAGATAATCCAGTAGCACCAATATTTTTAATACCAGGTTTAAGGAAAAAAGGTAAACCTCTGAAAACATCTACAACCTTAGATACAATTTCTATAGTTGTTTTTTCTTTATTAGCTAATATTAAATGATTTCTATCATTAGAAAAGCATAATTTCCAAGCAAAAAAAGCTGAAATTGTAGTGGTATTATGTGATAAAATATTATTTGAATAAAATCTATGTTCTAAAGAATCTACGGTAACATCATACATTGAAATTTTTTGAATATATTTTTTAATTTCAATAACTTTTGATAATCCATATTTAGTTTGTATTAAATCATTAATTTTTAAATATTTGATGAAAATATGATTATAATTTTCATCAAATAATACATGATTATCTGCTCCTTCCAAAAAAACCCCATTTTCAAGTGTTATTTTCCAAATAGTATAGGGTTGAGTTATATGAATTGCTGAAATAGGTTTAAACCCATTATCTGTTTCAATTTCAATATTATTTAAATTTATTGAATTTAATATCTTTTTAGAATCATCATTTTCATTTAATTGTAATTTATTATATTCATGTTTTTCAATAAATTGTATTAAATATAGAATTAAATTTTTAAGTATTTTTTTCATATATAAAATCTTTACATTGTTTTATAACTAAATCTGGATTTTTATGAAATTTATCTTCCAAAATTATTAAAATATTATATTCATTTAATTTAGTTGTTTTATTTTTTATTTATCAAATTCCCCAGAATTTTTTAATATTTTTAGACTTTTTATTCATTTGATAAAAAATTATATAATTTATAAAGAATTAATTTAATTTTAGATAATATCTTAGTTTTTAATGATTTTTTAAAATTAGATTGATATAATTGGCCTAATGTTGTTTTATAAATTTTATTAGTAATTATATTTTTTACTAAAATTTCTGTATTAAATGTTAGGCATTTGTAAGACTGGCGTGACGCCATTAAAATATAATTTCGCATGCTTGGACCAAAATCCTGCAATTTATCAATCCAAACTTCATCGCTTAATGTATTTAAAATATTTTTTTGATGTGGAACTAATGTAGTAGTTATTCTGCCATAATCAGTTAAAAATCTACAATATTTTTCAACAAAATAATTTACATCATCCGAGCATTTATTAAATTCCTCGTTTTCCTCATGTGTTAATTGAAATATTATATTTTGATTTCTAAGCTCAAAATCCTGTTCAAAAAAACAACCTGTATCTATTTTATCACTAGTTTGTAAACTGGAAAGTATATTATTGATCTTTTCTGTAGACCATATTTTATTATTCATAATAATAGTATTTAAATTTCAACAACATCATCAATACTATTTGTGGTATCCTTTATAAATTTTTCAAATTTTAATTTTTTAGCCTCTTTTATAAGCTCTTTGGTACCCATAGTAATTACTCCTTCTTTATTCTTAGTAATACCATTTTCTCCTGGCCCTATTGCCTTAAGTTCTTGATGTTTATCTTCTATATCAATTTTTATATCTTTATAAGTTAATTTTATGGCCTCAACTGTTTGTAATAATTGCTTATTTAATTCCCCTATTATCTTACTTAAATTACCAAATACTTCAAACATTCGTGGATGGGCTGCTCCGGATCTTACCTCTTCTATTAATACTTTTTGCATTTCCTCATTGATCTCTAATTGATAAATCATACCAGAAAGTGATATAACATCAATATTAAACTTATCACGTAAATAGGGATTAACTGCTATCATTTCATTTGTAAGTAATAAACCCGTTGCGTTCTTTATCATTTTTCTTGCCTTTTTATCGCAATTTTTCTTGATAATCTCCATATCCATGGTAAATATGGGTTTATTATTCAATTCGGGCATATCACCTTGAGTATTAGGGGTTTGTCCTATAACATTTTCACTATTATTTATTAACTTTTCGAGAATAGTTCTTTCTTCTTTAACACTCATATAATTATGTATTTATTATATTATATATCAATAATAAATAATTAACGTTGTTGAGAAATATAGGGAGCTATAAATTTAAGGTCAGCATTATCAAGTATTAATGCAGCATGGGCATTTTGTGTGAAATATGATAATAATTCATTAATTTGTTTTTCTTCTTCGATAGTACTATTAAACAATCTAATATTAGTCATTAGGGAATTAGATTTATTTAATGTGTATTGATTTATTGTTGTTTCTTCAGGAACAAATTTAACAGTCTCATAATAATAGGTTTTAAGTTTATTAATATCATTAGATACCTCCCAAACATAAACATTATATAACCCCCAAGTGTTACCTATATTAACAACTATACCATACCAATTATCCGGTTTTAATTTATTATTTAAAATAGATATATGTTCTTGTATACCATATTTAATTTTTATATATTGATTGGAATACATATTTACAGTAAATCCTGTTAAAGTTTCATTAACGCCATCAATTAAATTAATAGGTAACGTTACAATCATTTTCCAATTTGGCTTAGTATACCAATTGGTTTGAATTGTATTTAAATAATTTATTACAGTATCATCAATTTGACACCAATAAATGCCAGAGTTAGAATATGAATCATCAACAACTGTAGCATAAAATACTAATTTTTCTGATCTCCATATTGTAAAAGTATCTCCAATAACAAATCTATTCCCACCATTAATTTTTATTTTAAAATTAGCAGGTGGAGTTAATGTTGTATCAGGCATAATCCAGCCAACACTATATTCTTTTGTGTTATCGGGTTTAGGTTTAACCCAAGTCGTTAATGATCTATCATCAATTTTTCTTATATTATCATTAGAATCTGAATAGATAATAGCATTAAATAATTCTGATGTATTTAAATCATAAGCTGAATCAGATACTATAATACCATCTATATTTAAGGAAACATTTAATATATTAAGATTTGGTTCAATTTGTTTATATTTATCCCTAGACGTAGAACTCATTGGAGACATTTGTTTTTTATCTGTTAATTTTTCAACATCTTCTTCAATTCGTTTTCCAAATAATTCTTCTTCTGAAACTGTATATTGATCTAAGGTTTCTTTTAATGCAACACTTTCTTTTCTTGATGCTTCTGGCTGATATTTTATTAAATTAATAACCCAAGTTGTTTCTTGCTGCATAAATCCCCGCTTAAGGAATGTAGATTCAACCTGATAAATTTTATTAGGCATTGACAAATACACAATATCCTTTTTTTGTGGTGCTGTTCCAAATCCAGAAAGTTCTTCCCAATATTTCTTATCAATTTCAATAGTTGTCGGTAATTGATATTCCAACCCCATTAAGTCATATTGATAATTATCATCAGGCAAGTTACCATCTTTAACCATTACATTAATACAAATAGGTTTTTCCTCTACGCAAGAAAGTGTATACTCTTGAAATATAACATCTTTGGATCTTTGCTGAGGTACTGCTCTAAACCATTTTGCTTCAATACCTAGCATTTTATTTGCAACATTATTAAATGACATATAGGTTTGAACAGCAGATAATAAATTATTTGGGTTAAATATATTATTCTGAACAGTATTTATTTGAATACCATTAGCTTGTTGAGTTTGGTTACCAGGATTTGCCGCACTAATTTTTTGTTTTTCCGGATCAGTACATTCTGTCATGTTATAATTATTAGATTTATTATTTTTATAAAGAGTTTAAACTATAAATGTCTCTTATCTTTATAGGGTTAAACAATAACCCACTATTAATTATCTTACTTGCATAAGAATCATTAACTACTTTTCTCATTATGTTCAAAGCACCATTTATATCAGCATTTATCAATTTACCTATTGAACTTTGAAATAACCCTCTCTTTATTCTTTTTCCTAAATAAACATCTTGCTTACCTAATTTTTCTAATACTAAGGAGTCACATTTTGAAGTATAACTCTCCTCATGCAAGACAAAATTTATTCCAGCCATTTTGCATTTATACTTAATATAATTAATCAATTTCAAATAAGGTATTGAAACAAATGTCTGGTTTGTCTTGTTTCCAAGGTTGATGGAGTCTTTCCAACTTTTATTATAACCTATAACTATATTTCCTATCTTATTTTTAACTAAATAATTAACTAAATATCTACTTACTTTATGTAACAAATCCTTTAATTTTTCATTTCGTTTTAATTCCAAATTGTATAATTGCTTAGTATACCCTTTAATTTTGCTCTTATCCTTTATGGATAACAATCTAGCTTTTGTTTTATTATAATATTGATTTATCGATTTTATTTGTTTACCCGATATAATTAAAGGATTATTTTCTGATACTAGTGCAATTAAATTATTAATACCAAAATCAATAGATGAATAGCTTTCTTTATTTAATTCATGGTTAATTTCATTATATTGATAAACTATTTCAATTTCAATAAATTTTTGTTTAGGTATAATTCTTACTTGATTAAAAGTATTAAATTGATTTTTAAATTGGGGAATATCTATAGATATTTGTTTAGATAAAAATATTTTATTATTTTTTATTGAACAAGCTTGATTAGTATAAATTAAATTATTAAAATCTTTTTTATTGAACAAGCTTGATTAGTATAAATTAAATTATTAAAATCTTTTTTATAATTGGGTAATTTAGGTATACCTTTATATTTACATTTATTTTTAGACCAATCTTTAATAGATTTAAAATAAGACTTAATATTTTTATCTAGAGACATTAAATTTTGTTGTGCAACTTGAACCTTTAATAATTTATAATTAATTTTATCTTCTAAATTTAATTTTGTTTTCATTATTTTATCTAAATCCTGATAAAATAAAAACTTATTTTCTTTTAAATTTAGCTTAACTTCATATAATGCTTGATTATAAAGATCTTTAGATATTTTACATAAATTTAAAAGATCCTGTCTATTATCAATTCTATATTTATAAGTTAACTGCATCTTCTAATTATTGGGTTTTTTATATTTAATTTATACACTAATCAAGCTTGTTCAATAAAAAATATTATGTTATATATAAATGTTTTATTTATATATTCGGTTTTTTGTTTTTAGGTGGTACAGGTTTAGCTATTAATTCTATATTAATAGGAAATAATTCTTGAAAATACTTGCCAGCTTCTTCTAAAAATTCATCATCGTCATCATAATACCATTTTACTAGTATTTTATTAGTTTCTGCTATTTTTTGTAAATTTTGCATAATCGTATTTAAATAACGTATTGTTGTTGAGTTATAATAAATAAAATTAAATTCAAAATGAATTGTTTTATTTGTTGGAAAACAATCAGCATTTTTAGAAAATGTTTCTAAATATCTAATAACTGGATAGTAATAAATATCACAATCATCAGGAATTGATCTACCTGATATTTTAAATAAATATTCTGCTGGTTGAAAATCAATTTCTGGTGTATTATGCGTTCCTTTTATAAAAAGTGCATTCATTTTTTAGGTTTATTTTTTTCTTGTTCTTTAAGCAATCTTTTTTCTTCATTTTCTATTTCAGTTTGTTTTCTTATTTCCTCTATTTCTTCATCATCCGACATATCAAATGATTTTTCAGTAACAATTTTTACACCAATATTATCCCATCTATTTATTGTTATTATAAATTCTTTAAAAAATAAACTAATAAACTTTTCAAATTCTTCAATTACATCATCTGGTGATAACCCGTTCTTTTCTAAAATACCTAATAATATTTCAATTTTATTTTGCATATTAGAACTTTTTAAAAAATCACTAAAATATATCCATTCTGCTTTACCCTTTGCACTCGGGTATCTTTTTGGATTGGGATTAATATATACTGCATATTCGTAAAATTTAGATATTCGAGAATCCATATCAATACGTAAAAATGGTGAAATTTCATGGGAAATACCCCTCATATCTGAATAATAAAAACGAAATGCAAAATCTTCGAATTCCCTAGCCATTTGCATTATAATATGCTTATATTTAGGTTCTAAATCCACATTATAATCAATAATATTTGTGGAAACAACACGCATTGAATTCATTAATCGGGATTTAAAATTGCCATTATTTTTAATTTCTAAAACATCCATTGAAATTTCAACTAACTTATTATCAAAACCTTTCATTTGATCCATCATTAATCTGTCTCGTTCGGAAATTTTCTTATTATTTTCAACAAATTCTAATTTAGTTTTTTTCCTTTCATTTTTGCCATTTATTAGGGAAGTTATCCATCCAATAATACCTGAAATAACTATTGCGACAATACTTCCTATAATAGCTCTATCATTTGATGTATCAATTGTTGGACTTTCAACAACAGCTAATAATATATTTAAAATCATTTAATATGTTTATTTTTTTATATATCTAGTAAAATAATATTAATTATGTCGTAGTATAAGTAAGTTTAACCATACCATGACCGCCATTTCCACTATAAGAAATACCAGTAGTATTTCTCGCAGCTCCTCCACCTCCTCCGCCAAAAGAATTTCCTGTTTGTGGGCTTGATGAGCCATTATTTATAGAACCCATCCCACCTGATCCTGAATCACCAGATCCAGCACCTGCACCTGGTGCAGTACCTGCTGTAGTTCCGGTTTGTGTAGACCAGCCAGCTGATCCTCCACCTCCTCCGTTTGGATTTGACCCATCTCCACCATTTCCTCCTGCATATCGTATCGTTCCTGTTGAAGATGCGACAGTACCCCCTGTAGCCCCAAAAGAAGATGTAAGAGCCCCTGTACCTCTATGTGCTACCACACTAGTATTATTAAAAGATGAATTTTGTCCATTCCCCCCAGAAGATCCAGCCCCACCACTACCTGCAGTATAAGGATAAGAAGTACCATTAACTAAAGTGAAACTAGAACTGGCATATGCTCCACCACCACCTCCACCCCTATATCCTGTAGTAGATGAAATATAACCTCCAGCCCCACCACCACCAATACATTCCACTTTAACAGTTCCAGATACAACAGGACAAACCCAATTACCCGATCCAGATGTAGAAAAAATAACTATTATTGTTTCAGGTCCTCTAGATTGTAATATTCCAAAAGATAATGCACTTATCATTTATTATTTTTTATTTTAATTATTATATTTAAAATTATGTAGTTCTAAATGACATTTAAACTACTATAAGAGGTTTTCACACTTTTAGTTGTATAAGCTCTGCAATAATAAGTAATATGGAAATTTAAGAATTGCGTAGTACTTAGATTAGAAATAAACTAACAATTGCACCATTATTTGTTTTACTATTGACTATAGTTGGATTTATCGATGTGATCAACATATATTACATGCAATAATTGAAGGCTTACCACCATTGCTACTAAATGTTGTTATCCCTATAATAGATGATACTAAAGTTGGTATTGTCATAATAAATTTTTATTTTAAACATTATATTCAATTAGAACATTATTAATATCTGCTTCTAGCATAGCAATATGGTCTGATAATATACTATTTAAATATATTAAATATCCATTATCAGTATCATAATAAGGTGCACCTAATGTTTTCATATAATTAATAAGATTACTGTATGAATCAATTATTGCTTTATAAGAAATAAAAAGACGAATATTTCGTTCGGGGTGAGTCCAAACAATATCTGATTTTAATATGTAATCTGAATCTTGTAAATTAAATTGACTATTTATAACTGGTATAACAAATTTAGCAGCTTTTATGAAATTAGATAAATTATCTGCTTCTGAACCTATTTGATCTGGTAAACCCGGAATCATAAATGGGTCTAAAAGATCTACATCAGATTCATAGTAGCATTTAAGTTGTGCTACTATATAAGGTCTTTGATTAAAAGTATTTTCTAATTTTATTAGAATAGGAGTTTCGTTTAAAACACCTTCTGATACATAAACTTTTTGAGATGAAATTTTTATTAACATAATATTCAATTTTAATTTTACAAGTGAAAAATGTTTATTTTATTATATATTTGTTATTATAAATAATTATATTATATATTTTTATATTCTATTAATATATTTGGATCTGCATTAAGAATAGGCATATGCTCTTCCAAAATTGTTTCTAAATATATTACATAACCTGTATCTACTTCATGGTAAGGAACAGACAATTCTTTCATAGCAAATATTAAATCACTATAAGAATCTATTATAACTTTGTAAGGTATATAAACTCTTATGACCCTCTCAGGATTGACCCATATTTCTTCTATAACTATTTTAATATCAGAATCTTGTAAATTGTACCTGTTCTTTACAAGCCTCAATACAAATCTGGCAGTCATAGTAAAATTTGAAAGGTTGTCTGTATCAGATCCAACCTCATCCGGTAATCCACCAATTATAAATGGATTTAATAACTCTGTGTCAGATTCGTAGTAACATTTCAATTGTATTATTATATAAGGTCTTTGTTTTAACGTATTTTCTAATTTAATCATTATAGGCTCAGGATTCAATATCCCTTCTGCTATTTTTACTTTACCTGTTTCTATCTTTATAATCATGGCTTATATAATTTTATTGTCCTATTAAACAAAAATGATGTTTTGCTGTTACATTTAATGTATAAGTAAATTGAACCATACCATGACCGCCATTTCCACTATAAGAAATACCAGTAGTATTTCTCGCAGCTCCTCCGCCCCCACCACCGGAGGTTCCTCCTGTTTGTGGATCTGATGAGCCATTATTTATAGAACCCATCCCACCTGATCCTGAATCACCAGATCCATTACCTGAATTTGGCGCAGCACCTGCTGTAGTTCCGGTTTGTGTAGACCATCCGGCTGATCCACCACCCCCTCCGTTTGGTGTAGCACCATCTCCACCATTTCCTCCTGCATATCGTATCGTTCCTGTTGAAGATGCGACAGTACCCCCTGTAGCTCCAAAAGAAGATGTAAGAGCTCCAGAACCTCTATGTGCTACCACACTAGTATTATTAAAAGATGAATTTTGTCCATCCCCTCCAGAAGATCCAGCACCGCCGTTACCTACAACATAAGGATAAGAAACACCTTTAAATAAAGTAAAGCTAGAACTAGCATATGCTCCACCACCACCACCTCCTTTATATCCTGTAGATGATGAAATATAACCTCCAGCACCACCACCACCAATACATTCTACTTTAACAGTTCCTAATACATCAGGACAAACCCAATTACCCGATACAGGTGTTATAAATTTTTCTATTGTTGCCATATACTATACATCTGTTGCTACCGATCTACACTTCCATTTAGATGTTGCTGAATTATATATAACCAAAATACTTGATTGTTTTCCATTAGTTAACGTTAACGGGAGTGCTGTTCCCCCATTAACATAAATTGCATCCCATGTTATATCTACGCCTGCACCAGAAGCAGTAAAATCAAGCATTAGAGTTTGTTTATTTACAGGTGTTCCAGTAGGGGCATTTACAGTAAAGTCTGCTGTTATACCGCTTATTTCTATTACATCAAAAGAATTTATATCTGGAGAAAAAGTTCCTGGACTTAAACCGGCTACTCTTGGATTTTTTCTACCAGAAAAACCATAATAAGCATTTACTACACCAGTTGTATCAAGTCGCATAGCTTCTGAACCACCCATACCATTATATGCTACGTTAGTATAAGTACCATTAACATAGAACTTAATAGTCCCAGTACTACCGATAGCCGCTGTTGCAGCATCAAATGATAACGATAAAGCACCATTCTCTCCTTTATCGTATAGCCTTAACGATGGAGCATCATCTTGTTGAATAAGTAATGTATCATAACCAACATGAGTTAATGGAGCATAATCAGAATTACTAATTACAGCCGACCTGTTGCTCTGAGAATATGAATTAGTATTAACGTGTAGCTTAGCTGCTACTGTAGTGGTTTTAGTCCCAATACCAACATTACCAGAAATAGGATTCAGTAATATATTGTAAGTAGCTCCACCGCCATCATTTCTCTGTGCCTGAAGCCAAGTATTGCCGGTTCCAGCAACACCCATATACATTCCATACAATTTATCAGCAGATAATACAGCTTGTGTTCCTACATTGCCTACACCTAATGTTGGGTTTTCAACATTTGTTCCACCACCCACAACAAATTTTACACCTGGTGAAGTATAACCAACTCCAACATTACCAGTAAAATTAATATAACTTTTTGATAATGATGTTAAACTATACTCAGCACTTAATGCAACATTTCCTATTGGAACGGTTCCATAAATGTCGAAAGCTTCAATTTCTACAAAATAAGTATTGAGGTTACTTGATAAGTGTGATATTGGAATTATGTATTGAGAAATACTAGCATCCCATTGAAGTTCACCTATGGCTATATAGTTATCTATGGTATTTCCACCAATACCTGTTACATTACTAGAATTGATATATATAGTACCACCAGCACTTGCAAGAAATCCGAATGTCTTTGTTATATATCCGCCTCCTGCTTCATTACTATAAGTACCTCTCACAGTAATCGCATATTTGCCGGACATAGTATTATTTCCAAGTAATACTTTTACAGCTCTATTGGCCGCTGCTGTAAATGCAAGATTACCAACAGTCTTTCTACCAGAATAACCAGAACTATATACACCAGTTGCAGCTTTTACTGAACCGGCAAATGACGGAGAGCTATTTGCAGAAAATATCTCTGACCAAGAATACCATACTCCAGCCTTCCACCTAGTCCAAGTCCTGAAACTGTTATATTCGTAATAAATCTGTCTGGCAGTGTCTACGTCCCAATTATGGTGCATTAACTTTGATCTATGTACAGTTGCTCCAGAAGGTACATTAGTTGCACCTGTCGATAAAGAATAATCACCTGTAACACCAATTGAATTGAGATCACCACTAAATGCTAACTCTTTACTAATCTTTGCATTAATCTGAGATTGTACGTTTGATGTAACTCCCTTTACATACGATAACTCTATTAGAGACGGGTAAGTAGCTACTGGTAAAGTACCTAAAGTATTTGCTGCAGACCAATACGGTAATTCATTTGCTGTACCTGAACCACTAATCTTTGCATTAATTTGGGATTGTACACCAGACGTAACCCCTTTTACATATGATAACTCTGTTAGAGACGGGTAAGTAGCTACTGGTAAAGTACCTAAAGTATTTGCTGCAGACCAATACGATAATTCGTTTGCTGTACCTGAACCACTAATCTTTGCATTAATCTGACTTTGTACGCCAGATGTGACTCCCTTTATATATGATAACTCTATTAGAGACGGGTAAGTAGCTACTGGTAAAGTACCTAAAGTATCTGTTGCAGACCAATACGATAATTCGTTTGCTGTACCTGAACCACTAATCTTTGCATTAATCTGACTTTGTACGCCAGATGTGACTCCCTTTATATATGATAACT